GATTCCCGGTTAACGCCCGGGCGCAGTTGGAGCTTTTGTAATGGCATGGCGTGATTCTCCCATCAGGCCGTCAGTACGGCAAGGGCGCGGTTTGTGCGCTGAATGCGGTCGTCCAGCCCGTGGGTGCCGCCGTTGATCTTTTTGGTCAGCCCGACCCAATCCTGCGCGTCGGCAAACCTGTTGCAATTATGCGTGGACCAGAACCAACCAGCCGTCAGGGCTGCGTATTGGGGAGTCAGCACCAAATCGGGTTCTTTCACGAGATCAACCCCCAGCCATTTACCAGCGTGAAAGTACCCGCTGTGGCCTGTAAGCTGAATGCAGCCTCGGCCCCGAAAACGGTGCCCATCCCCAGACGCTTCGTCTCGGTTCCCCATACGGTTAGCGTAGACGTTGTTGGCCAGTGCTTTAGAGTTACGGGCGTAGGGCTGGGCAGCATCCAGCGTGGGGAAGCGCCGGGGCCAGACTTTCATCAGGCGCTCAGCAGAATAGCTCAGGCCTTCCTCCAGCTTGGTGAAGTTGGCGCTCTCATGTCCGCACTGACCGATGAACGCCGCTTGCTGCAAAGGCGTGGCAAGACCGCACCGGGCGAAGGTATCGTTCAAAGCAGGCACCCACTCGATGCCGATCTTGAGCTGCTGAAGTTGTTCAGCGTTGACCATTGATCTGCTCCCTTACTTGGTTGTAGGCGTCAATGCAGGCGTTGAGCTGGTTGATGGCCCGGTCCCCGTCGGCTGCGATTTGGGCGATGAGTCGGAGGGTTTCTCGGTCGGCATCAGAAGGCTGGTCAGCCGGTCGGTCAGGTTCGCTTCGCGCTTCTTGGCGATCTCCGCTGGGAGCGGGGGTACTTGCGGTGGATTGTACGCAACTTGCGGCGGGGAGGCGCACCCGGCCAGCGCGGATAGCGCGATCAAGAGCAGAAGATTTTTGGTCAAGGGCATTGTTAGCCTCCAAGAGTTTGGTACTGCTTTCGTTGAGCCTGACAGTCATCTGCCGCTCTTTGGCTCGGGATTCCTCGTTTTTCTGTGCGATCACCGCCTGCATCTCAGCATCACGGTCTCCCCACCCACGGCCGTAGCCCCAGCGGTAAAGACCGATGACTGTCAAAATTACGACAGCGGCGGCGATCAGATAGCGAGTCATGTTTCACCCCTTGCGTGTACCCGCTCACGGGCGATTTCTTCCGCAGCCGGGTCAATGTAGTCCGGTGGGGTGCTTGGCGGTGGGGGAGGAACCCAGCTCTCATCAAGCTCTGGGTTTTTGTATCCCATCCAGTTCCAGTCAGGTACTACGCTTGTCGGCCCCGGGGGAGTCTGCGGCTGTGGCTGGGCCACCGCAGCCGCTGGGAACTTTGGGGGTTCAGGCGCTATCACTTTCGCCGCCGCCCCGACGGCGCGTTTACTGATGACGCCGCCGATACCGCCCACAATCAGCAGCACGATGTCGTTGAGCATCTTGGTATAGGCTTGGTCGATGGGGGCCATCGACTTGATAGGCTGCGTCACGAACGTCACCGAATACAGCAGGGCGATCACGATGAACGCCAAAATGAGCGTGACCACGACCACGACGAAACCCCATATCCGTGCCTCTAGGACTTCGACGTAGTTGTCGGTGGTCCCGTCACTTGTTAGCGTCTGGTTCGGCGGGGCTTTGGTTAGATTGTTGAACGGCATTTATTTGCTTCTCCAAAATGGGGGCGACAAGGTACTCCGGACACATCTGGGTGAACTGGCACTTGGGCTTTTGGCACTGGGGTTTATGGAAGTTGTCAGGATTTTGACAGGGGTAGCGGTACTTGTCCTCACACCCAGCCAGCAGCGCCACGAGAAGCAAGATGCCGTACTTCATTTTGACAACGGGTTAGAGGTTGCCCGCTTGAGCACGTTCATCTCAGCGCGAAGAGCTGCTGCCGTACTGTCGAGGTCTTGCTTGAGTGCAGTCAGCTTGGTCTGCACTTCCCGGGCTTGGCTCTCAACAGCCGACTTCACTTCCCGGCTGGACGCAGCAGATTCAGTAGCCGCGCCCTGTGCAACGGCACGAGTTTCGCGGGCAAGCGCGATTGCGTCGGATGATTTTTCAGCAATGCGAACTGCCTGTTCAGCGATAGAAAGCTGGCGCTCTTTGAGTGCTTTGACCTCGATCTCAAAAGCCTGAACCTTTTCGCGGAACTCAGTGTCGTCATAGGGTTTGAACTTGTCAACGGCTTCAATGGTCTTCTCCATCTTGCCCCAAAACTTAATCCCCGAATACGCCGCTCCCCCGATAAGTGGCAGGAAGGTCACGAGCAAGCCAAGAATCATCTGGCTGGATAAGCTCACTGAGTAGGTCTTGTTGTCTTCGGATGGCATCCGGTAGCTCCTGTTTGAGACTGATGAATTCTACGATGGAAGGCTGGCGGGGCATAGCCCCAATCCGCTCAAGTCTTTGAGTAATCGACACCGCTCTCGCACCAATCCCTGCAGACGGTCGAGGAGCAGAGCTGCCCGCTGATGGGGCATCGGAAGTTCCCGAGGTGGTTGGGCTTGGGGGCTGCGACTCTGGTTGAGAGGAAGGGGCCTCTGGCGTATCTGTAGGTTGCGGCATCATCGGCGCAAACCCCGGCATCGCAGTTACAGGTGCGATTGGGGTTGCGGGCGCAGACATGACGGGTGAAACCGGGCTGATGGGAGACAGCACGTTGGTCGGATTCGTTATCGACTTCACGCAACTGTTGGATGTAGTCTGCCAAACGCCTGACCACACCGGGCTGCCATATGGATTTGGGCATGTACTCGTCATTGACTGAGCGATGCTGCCCGTGAACCCCGCCGGACACGACAGCGTTTGCGTCTGAGTGCTTATCTGACATGTTGGCGGGTTCCATTTACAGGTGTCCTGTGTCAGTTGCCACTGCCCCCAGACTGGCTGGCCATAGGGGTCTGGGCAGGTGCTTTGGCGGGTGTAGGTCTTGCTGCCGCTTTGATTTGCAAGGCAACTTTCTTGACGTGTTTCGACACCTGTTTTGCAAGTTGGAGCCGTTGGCGTGATGACAGTGACTGGCGGTCCGCAATAAGCGGTTTTCCACCAGTCGGGCAAGCTGCTGGTGGTTGAGCAGGCCCAGCACGTCGTGTTGTATTTAGCGCCATCCCAAATACAAATTTGAGCCAGCGCATTACTTGTCCCCAGCAGGAGCAGCAGCGAGAACAGGAACTTGACCATACAACTTCTTGAACCTCTCTGGATGCAGCTTCACCCATGCTGCACGGGCTGCGTCGCCGATGGCCCCACCGATAGGGCAGGGAGAGCCGGACATTTCCATCGCTTCCCACACACGCAGGTCAGCGCACAGGATGGCAACAGCACCGACCTTCAAGCCTTGGTTGGACAGTTCACGCGCCAGTTTGATGCGTTCGCAGTTTGCGTCCGTGATGGTGGTTCCGCCTGCCACGCCAATGACCGTAGAGCTGATGGCACCAGACACAGGCACAGCGCAGATGTCACTGCCCATGGCCGAAATCATTGGAGCCATAGCCGTTGGTGGTGGCTGCCCCCGGTAATTGATGGTCGTGTCCTGCGCCCAGACCAGCGCAGGGGCCAGAAGGAGCAGGGCGAAAAACTTCATGCTTCTGCAGCAGGTTCTGGTGTGTTGCCCTCTTCCAGCCATTTCAGGTATTCCCGATAGTCGGTGTTGGCGGGGTCGAAAATAAACGAAACTTGAGGCTCAACACCGACAGTCATTGCGGCATTTGGCTCAGTAAGATTCGGATTGGTTTTGTAGAGTTTGTACATCACAGTTCACACCCCGTGCCAAGAATGGTTGATGTTCCGCCAGACGCATAAAGCGCGGTGCCGCCGCCTGATGTATAGCCGCTTGTGGCATTTGCAACCACAGTAAGATTTGATGTTGACCCCGAGGAAAAAGTAACGCTTGTCGGGGTAACTGAACCCGCGCCAGCAATAAGCACTAGGAATGATCCAGACGTTGTAACGCCCGTGACAGGCACGCGAGTGACTACAGGAGAGACAAGTGTGAATAGTGATGCTCCGGCGCTGTAAGCCCACCCTTGCGCAAAATACTGGTTGTTAGGTGCAGTCCACGCAGGAAGATACCGCTGACACAACATCAGCTCACGCCCAATGTCGATCTGCTCAAACGGCGTGGCAACAGAGCCAGCTTCCAGTTGGACGCCTGTGAGGAACCAAGTTGCACCGTTTGTGCCAACAACATTGGTTGAACCCGTCACCGAATATAGAGCTGATGACCCCCACGAACCTGCCGTGCCGTTGACTGAAGAACCAGAGCCAACACTAAAATAAATATTCAACCCCACGCCGTTAGTCGCGCCCACCCATGTCCCTGATGTGTCTCCAGTAATGGTTACCGACTTTTGTTCCCATGTATTTGCTGCGTTGATTGTGTAAGAAAACGCATACCAACGATTATTTGCACTGTTTGATAAAGAGCCGCCAAAGGTTCCAGTCAGTGAACTACGAACCCAAAAAGAAAGGGTTACTGTGCTTGCGCTTGCAGTTCCCCATGCCATATCAGCAAAATTGAATCCTTCAATTCTTTGCGAAAAAAGAAAGCCTTCAGATGCCCCCACTGAATATGCCGAAGTAGAAGTAATAAGCGCAGAATTACTAAAACCAATCGGAGCAGTTGTTGATTGCTGTACTGTTAATTTTGATGGCTGAGACAGTGGAAGCCTCCAGCGGTCGAGCGTGTAGTCATTATCAGCGGGCGTAACAACAGAAGTGCCGTTGCGTTGGCTGATGACCATATTCCCGTTGATGATCCGGTTCCTGAACCCCTGCAAGCTCTGTGCGGTCGGGGTCATGCCGTTAATCTGGGCGGTGTTGCCCCCAGCGGCGTTGGTGATGGTGTTGACTGCTAGGGTGCTCATTGTTGGCCTTTCAGTGCGGCGAGTTCAGCTTTGGTGGCGTCGAGGTCGGCTTTGAGTTCTTGGATGGCTGCTGTAAGGGTTGCCACAAGGAACGAAGTGTCGATGCCTTGGTAGACAGGCTTGCCATCAGCATCCACTGCGTCCTTATCGCCAGTCACGCACTGCGGCACCACCTCTTGCAGTTCGTGGGCAATAAATCCTTCACCATCAGACCCATCTGCCTTCCACTTGTACGTGCAAGGCTTGAGTGCGGCAACCTTAGCCAGCGCACCAGTCATGGGAGCGATGTCTTCCTTGAGGCGGTAGTCGGAGGATGTGTTGTAGGCAGTCGTTGTGCCGTTAGTTGTGATGGTGCCTGTGGTTGTTCCGTTGTACCAAAACTCCACATATGCACCTGTACCTGCGCCAGATGTTCGACCAACAAACAAGTTTGTTCCCCAAGTGCCGCCGCCCTTAATCATTGACGTGCCGTTGAACGTGCCCGACTGAATGCTTGCACAGAATCCGGGAGTCGTTAAATCATCAGTCGTTTTCCTCACCAGCAAGCTACCGCTGGAGTCGATATATGCCCTGTTTGTGAAACTCATCAGTCCGGCATCGGTAACCCGGATGTAGCCGTTCTCGGTGGAGACTGCGTTGTTTGTAAACTGAAGCGTGGCAGCACCAGCAGTGGCGTTTGACCGCAGGCGTGCAGCGTAGCCAAAACCAGCGGTAGTATCACCAGCAGCAACATCAAGCCTGTAGCCCGGCGAAGTCGTCCCAACCCCAAGCTGACCACTCGCATCCAGCGTCAAAGAACTTGTAGGAGCAGAGGCGTTAATGTTCAACACACCAGAACCAGTCAGCAGAGTGCCAGTCTGATCCGGCAAACTCAGTGTACGGTCAGTGTTGCTGTTGGGGCTGGAGATGGTGAATGTGCCAGTGCCAGAGGGGTTTCCGGATAACGATACGCGACTCATGGTTGTGTTCCTTCCAGCGAAATTAATCGAGCGTCAAGTGCCGTAACACGGGCGGTCAGGGTTTGCAGCGCAGCTTGCTGTGCGTTGATGAGGGCTTGCTGTTCTTGGATGGCTGCGGTGAGTGTTGCCACGAGAAAGCTGGTGTCGATGCCTTGGTACTGAGGGTTGCCTTCAGCGTCCACAGCGTCCTTTTCACCCGATACGCAGTCAGGAACAACTTCCGCAAGCTCGTGTGCAATGAAGCCTTGAGCAGCTTCGCCTGTGGCTTTCCACGTGTACGTGCAAGGCTTCAGCGCGGCGACTTTTGCCAAAGAACCAGTCATGGGCTGAATGTCTTCTTTCAGGCGGTAATCCGAGGTGGTGTTATAAGAAACCGAGCCTGAATTACCAATAATTCCACCAACCGTAGCTCCAGAGGTGTTGTTGATGTAAATCGCGTAATTGCCGTTTGATCCGACTTGCACACCCATACCATTGCCGCCGGAAGGCGCTTGAATGTTTGCTCGGGTGTCGGAGCTAAAAGCACTTGTACGCCCCACCAGCAAGTTACCGCTGGCATCCAGCGCCATCGGCTGAGTAACGCTAACAGCTGTACCTGCTGTGCCGGAGGGGGCTTGATACCACTTGTAAGTGTTACCTTCCCACCCAGTCAAACCAGCCGTTCCAGTTGAGATATAGCGATTAGTTCCACCAGAATCTTGGTAAATGTTTTGCCACACATAAACAGCGTTTCCTACACTAGACAAGGAAGACTGGCCAATTTGAAGTGCCTTGTACCCATTTGACCAAGCACTCGGAGTGACCCCCAAGCCGAGGTTGCCGGAGGAGTCGAGAGTGGCTCTCAGATTGTTTGCAGTCCAGAACGTCATTGCAGCGTTCTGGTATCCGATATACCCGTTGGTATCAAAGCTGTTTACAAAGCGCAAATACATATCCGCGCCAGATGTCGCAAACCGCGCAACTTCAGAGCCAGACGATGCAACGTGCAGCCTTACCCCCGGCGAAGTCGTCCCAATACCCAGATTACCCGCGCTATCAAACCGAGCAGACTCCACACCACCTTCAGCAAACGCAATAGTGTCAGCAGCAGGGAAGAAGATACCTGTGTTGGTGTCCGTACCACGGATTGCAGGAGTGGCTGCGCTTCCGTCAACGTCTGCTACGCCATCAGTGCCACTTAAAATTAAACTCATGTTTGCTCCTTAGAGGACAACCCAGCGTGAACCGCTGGAAACTGTGACCGTGACGCCCGAGTCGACCGTGATCGGGCCAGTTGACATTGCATTGCGCGTTGATGGGATGGTGTAGTCTACAGTCACGTTCTGGCCGTTTTCTACAAAAATCTCATCCGCTCCGCCGCCTGTGGCACCGCCACCAACGGCCTTCCACACCGTGCCGTCATAGCCTTCCCAGTTGTCGGTGTCCGTGTTGAAACGGAAATAGCCAGCTCCAGCAGGGACGTCCCGCTGCAAGGTGGTGCCCGCAGGGGTAACCAAAGACCCTGTCGGGGTTGTCAGCAACAAGTTGCTGTTTTGGAACGCGAAGTTTGTTCCATCAGACCAAATGGCCAGAGTCCTGCCCGCAGGGATTAAAGCCCCAGTACCGGCGGCGGTTGTGCCACCAAGCACCGTGGCGTTGTAAATCGTGGCCGGATACGCGCTGGCGTTGTAGACGATATAGGTCTTCTCAACCGGAGGTGCGTAGACGTTAAACGCCGCAGTGGTGGTCGTGGTCAGCGCCAGAACCATGTTTCTGGACTGGTCTGGCAGTCCATCCTGCGCAGTCAGCGCTTGATTCGCGGAAGTGACAGAAACGGAGATATACCCAGCAATAGCGGACTCAATCAGCGTGCCGAGGTTTGTGTTGGTCGTGTCCCCCCACACACCGGCTTGGTCACCAGTGGCGATGAGTTGAATGCGAAGGCTGGGAGAATATGTGCTCATGGAGTACCACCTTGTTCAGATTGTGCCTGTAAATGCGTCAGACCACAACCCATCGGGAGCCAGACGGCACCGTAACGGTGATGCCGGAATTGATGGTCACAGGCCCCGCGCTTATGGCGTTGTTGCCAGCATTGATTGTTGAACTTTGGGAAACCGTGGCAGCATTTTCCACGTATCCCATACCGCCAATGACTGCCCGCTCTGCCGGGTAGGCCACAAACACATCCTTGCTGCCTGCAGCGAAGTTCACCAACGAGCCCGAGTTTGAGGACTCCAGCACGCTGTCTCGGGACAGCGTTGTGCCCGACGCGGTGTATGTGCCGATGCCCACTTCCCATGTGCCGTTCACGGTGTCAACGATGGTGTAGTACGTGGTGTTACCGTTCCCGATGACGGAAAAAGCCTGAAACCCTATCGCCGCGCCCGCAAGCGTGATTGTCCCCGTACCGGTAGTGGCGGTGGTTTCTTTTACACGATCTTTTACGACGAGAGGCATGTTCTTTCCTTACGGCTGTGTTTTGATGATCTGCCAGCCGGGGTTATCAGCCGTGGCGACCACTTGCCATGTTGTGCCCGGATCGCTGCTCACATTTTGCCATGTGACGGACTGGCTGTCGTTGATGACTTCCCACAACAAACGGCCCTGAACACTGTCAGCGGCCACACCCAGCTCTCTAAGCAGGGCGGAAAACAACGCTTTGGTGCGTACGATCTCGGTGCCCGCACCCGACTCTTCGATCAGAGATGCAAAATCTACCGAAGCAGACACCACCTCTTGACCCGTTGCCGCTTCGACGACGCTTACCAAAACAATCGTGTTGGCCGACACCATGTCGCCACCCACAGCACCTTCAGCGACGTACACCATCGTGGCTTTGATCGAGAAGATTGCTTCGGCTGCCGCAGAACTCTCTGTCACCGTGGCTGTGAGGTCTGCCAGCGCAGAAACAAGCTCGTCGCCCGTGGCTCCCTCAAACACCTGAACAGCGTATTCTGGACGACTGCTTGGGGCGTCAAGACCTGCGACAGATTCCTGCACTTGTGCGCCAAAGCCAGCGTTGGCAAAGACGCTGTCAAACCCTGCGCTGGATTCAAACACCACCGTGCGGGCATTTAATCGACTGGCGGTCTGCTCCGCCCCTGCGCCGCTCTCGGCCACCAACGAGACGAAAACGACCCGGGACACAACCGCGTCAGCTCCTGTCGCTGACTCGGCCACAGAAGACCGGAAAGCCGCCAGTGCCCGGTAGGTGTCAGTGCCTGCAGCGCCCTCGTTTACCGCGATCAAATACACGTTGCCGCTCAGAGCGGCAAACGGTGCGGTGGCAAATGGAGAGCCTGCAAACACGCTACCCCTTACGCTGCGTCGAGGCTGAATTGGTAAGTCACGTTGAGCGTATCACCGGAAACAACTGCGCGGTCGCCGGGGGCTTGGAAATCACCAGCAGAGAACAGGATGCCTGTGGTGCCACCCTTGGTGTTGCTGTTCGTCAAGAAAGCACCGCCGACCGTAGCTGTACCGTTGATGCTGAACACCGCCACAGAAGCGGAGTTGCTGATAACGGATGGGTCAGCCGTAGTGGAAGTGCCAAAACTACACTGAGGGCGAGTAGTTTCGGAGTACGCGGTGATTTCTGTCCAGCCAGCATGGGAAGCCATAGTGTCGCCAGCGGCAGGGTTGTTGGACGCAGCTGCGCCATACAAACCCAAATACCAAGCAGCGGTGTAACCCGAGCCGGTGAAGTATTTCTCGTTCATGTCCTTGAGGCCGACGTTGACCACGAGGTTGTGTTCTTGGGCTTGCCACTTCAGCTGGCCATCTTTGTCGAAGCACTGAACGGTGAACACGCCGCCAGCTTTTGCTTTTTCTGCACTCATTGGGAACTCCTTTTAGGAAATACGAATCAGCGCACTGGTCGCTGTGTTGGCGGGCATCCGCACGGTGAAAGAGGTGGTTGCGGTTTTGTCTGCACCGAAATCCAGCACGGCAATCGCTTTGTTACTTTTGCTGGCATTGTATATGGGCGTTCTACGCGCTGTAAAGCTGGAATTGGAGAGAGATGTCATCTGCATTTCCTTGCCTCAGCTGACCCGGATTAGCGCGTTTTCCGCATCATTCGTCGGCAATTGGATTTGGAATTGCTGGCTCAGCACAGACTGGTTCAGGCCAAAATTGAGAACAGCAATTGACTTGCCTGCTTTGGACGAGTTGTAAATCAACGCGCCCCGAGTCGTAAAAGTTGCTGCTGTCCAGGTGGGGTTGTTGAATGACACATACGCAATCCCCAGACTCTCCGACAACGAAACTGTGGCCCCTGTTAGGACCTGTCCGGTGGCGGTGTAGGCTATTCCGACCACTTCGTTGGCAGAGGTGTACTCGGTCGTAAGCGGACCCAATTCGGCGTCAGCCGTATACAGCGCGATCTTCAACACGTCTGTGCTGAAGTCGTGCACTCCCAAGAGGAGCTGCTCTTTGAAACTGTTGGTAAGACCTGCTGTGATCATTGATTACCTCACTGGGATCTTGACCTGACCATCCAGGTAGGCATCGCCACGTTGTTTGCCATCGCCCAAGTTCTTCAACAATCCGAGCGCTTCTTTGAACTTGTTGTCGTAAAGAACCATCAGGTCCTGCTCGCCCTTCATCCAGGTGTATGCCTCGACAAGAGATCCATACAAAAGGGTACTGTCAAAATTGTCCCCCAGCCAAGATGTGCCTGCAGTGACAATCGACTCAGGGTAGTAATAAAAATGCAGCTCTGCCGCGTATGCCGCGTCTGGTGTAGGACCGACGATAAACGTAAGCTCATTCACGTTACTCGAGTTGGGGCCAAAAATGGCATAGTATTTTGGAGTGCCCCTGAAGGAGGGGTTCGGGTACACCTGACGAATGTAGTTTACGTCCCGGTTGAGCAAGTAGGTGTAGTCGCCCTGGAAAACCACCGTACCTGAAACGGTGGCAGTGTTGGCAATTGAAAGCGTGACAGTGGTCCCTACGACAAGCTCCACTACCGCGCCAAGGGCGATGCCTGTGCCGGAGACATACATGCCTGGCACAATTTTTTCAGCACTGGTTACAACGATCGTGCGCTGTCCGGATACTCCCGTGGCAGTTGTGCTTGGTTGAGCGTAGATGGCCAATGAGTATGTCGACAAAAAGTCCCCTGGGCACGCCAGGTACTTGTTTCCCACAGACAAAGTGCCTGTCATGTTCTTGCGCAAATTTGCAATTTGCACCGTGTTGTAGATGCGCTGCTCTGCCTGACGGACAAATACCGGGATATTGGCAACGAATGCCGATTCCGTATTTTCCGTATACGCCTGAATCGCATTGCTTAGTTCGGTGTAGTTCATGTGATGCTCGTCCTGATTGTCCCCAGCGTGGTACCCGCCACCAGCTGTTTTGAAGGCGGCATTGGCTGCATACCGATACTTGCAAAAGAGGTGTCTGCTGTGAAGCCTACATAGACCGTGACCCCCATTCGGGCCTCTGGTCGAGGCTGATGCAGTGCCTGCGGCTCGTTGATGTTTCGTTTTGGCTCAAGCTGTGGATGCTTTGGCTCGTAGCACTCAGTGCAGACCTTAAACCCCTTCCAATCCTTGATGAGCAGATTGAGCTTAAATCGCTGCCCACACTGGTCGCACAGCGCAATTGCAAACTTGCCTGATGCGTATCCAGCAGTCATCAGTCGCCTCCCCTGTACGTGGGCACAGCGAAGTAACTGGAGCGTTCGCGGTCCTCTGCCGCAGCCCGTGCAAACTCTTCCTCATAGAACTGCTTGAGGATCTGGATGCGATCAGGGGCCTTCTTGATGGCCAGATAGTAGGCAAGGCCTGCAATCAAGCATGGCAAGAAACGGAAAGAGATGTCAGCCGTGTTCGTGAATGCACCAGTCTCCTGGATGCGGCGAATGGCGTAGTAACGGAAGATGTACTGTTGCGTGGCATCTGGAGCCGGATACAGGAACAACTTGGCAGGAACCGTGCGCTGAACGTAGAACTGGGCGGGACGCGAAGGGGTGAATTTATTGGGCACATGCAGGTACTCTGCACTGCCAATTCGATCGATCGTAATATCCTGCTGGTTGGAAGTTCCAGCGTTGGTACGAATCACTGCCGACAAAGCATCTACCGTGTCGGCGGGCAGCTCATACTCATGCACGTTGGCCGTCAGGATAACCTGGCGCTGCTCAATCGTCCACAGATTCAAGCCACGGTTGGCCCACTCTGCAAACATCAAATTCAGCGACCGCTGCGCTGTCCGGGCGTCGTAGCCGTCACGAACCTGGAGACCGCAGCGCTCATACGCTTCGAGGATGATCTCATCGAAGTCCAGGTTGTAAGCGGAGACGCCGGAAGTGGTCATGGCTTAGTAGATTCGGGCAGAACGGGCACGAGCGGCACCTACACCGCGAACCTGTACCCTGTCGCCTGTGACCGACTTCTTGACGGGCTGGGACAGAACTGTGGCTGTAGGGCCTGCTGTATCAGCACCAGAAGCGCTGATTTGGCCTTTTTTGGGCACACCAGACATGGCCATGCCGCCTTTGGCAAAGCCTTTTTTGGCAATGCCCTCGCCTCTTGTGGCCAAACCGTTTTTGTTTCCAGTCGATTTCATGACGTCACCGCCTTTCCTAAATTTTTTGCCTTTGCTGGACTCGCTAAAGTCCTTGGCAACAGCCATTGGGATTCCAACCTTCTTGGCAAATGCAGGGTTGTGTGCCGCCGCATCCATCAAGCGCTTTTGTTTCTTACTCACTGCGGGCATGGTTGCCTCTCAAGTTGTCGATCTTACGCTCAAGCCTGTCAAAACGCTCCATCAACTGCTGCATATCGGCCCGAAATTCCGTACGGGTGATGTGATCGCGCGCCACTTCTTCTCGGGTGCGATTAAGCAGAATGCCGAGTCGGTTGATCTCGGCAAACTTTTCTTTGAGCACAAATCCGAGCAAAGCCACGATTGCGGTCAGTACGATGTTCCAAACCAACATTTCCATTACACATGCTCCGACTGTTCACGGTACTTTTCCCAGTTAGGGTGGTCTGCCGAAGCGTACAGATATTGTGCTGCAAACTCAAGTAACTGGGGGTCATCTCGAAAATGGCCAAGCCCACGGTTACAGTGCCCACACAACATGCCCCGAACTTTACCAGTAACATGGTCATGATCTACAACAAGCGGTTCCGCCGACCCGCAAATAACGCACTCGTGCGTGGTCGCTTTAAGAGAAGCCAAATCCTCGTCCGAAATAACAGCGCGAAACTTTCCTCGGGAGTTTGCGTTGCGATATGTTGAACGGCACGCACGGCACCAACTGTCATAGCCTGACTTGGTTCTGTTGTGCAAAGGAAAATGGTCCGCGTTTAACGGTTTCTCCGTTTTGCACCGGGTGCATGCTTTGATCAGCAATTCCATGCCTTTAAAGACAACGCTTTACGCGTCGGCTTTCCTTTTTCGTCTTTCATCGGGCCCGGCATGCCACTCATCCGCGCACAAAAAGAGTCGCGGCGCTTGGCGTCTTTTTCCGTTTTTGGATGGGGCGCAGGCGGCTTCAGGTTCATACCCTGGGCCTTTGCGGAGGCACGGCCCTTGGCGTTCAAGCCGCCTTTCTCCGATTTTCCCTCTTTACGCTGCCAAGCGGGAGACTTTGCCATGATCAGTACATCTTGCACTGTTTGTTGCGAGCCTGGCCAACGCCTCGGGGAGCCACAGATGCCGATGGCTTCTGGTAGTCCTTGCGAGGAGTCTGATCAGGGCCACCCTTGGCCATATCCTGCTTGTTTGCACCGGGCTGAACTTCGCCCTGGTACTCAGGAATCGACATTTTTGCTGCTCGTCCCATGATGGACTCCTTATCCGTAGAAGAAGGTCACCGAAGCGGGACCAGTGATAGTGATGTACGGGTCGTTGTTGAACACCACGCCGTCACCGGGAACCAGGACGTAAGTGGAGCCATTGCCCGCAGTGCTGGCAGGAGTGGCCAAGAGAATCTTCTCTTCGCCGCTGACCCCGCCATCTTTGAAAGAGATGGAGCCTGCTGTGCCTGCCACGTAGTAAATGGATTTGATACGAGCACGAGGAATACCGATGCCTGTGGCACCTGTAGTGGTCATCGTTTTCGATCGTACGTCAAATTGAAACATAATCAATCTCCTGTGAAGCCGGGGCCATGGCCCCGGAGATTAATTAAGCTGCGATGACAATAACGCCGTATGTTGCAGCGGCAGCGTCCACAGGAGAACCGGAGATGTTGGATGCGCGGACGGTCACGGTGTTAGCAGCCGAGACAAATGCGTTGAACACCAAGCCAGCAGCAGGAGCAGCAGGCAGGGCCATGATGACTTCATCACCAACGGCAGCGCCGGTAACAGTGATGGTCAAGCTAGCCTGAGCAGCAGCGTTGATAGAAGCGAAATCCAAAGTGGCGGAAGCCGACAGTACTTTGGTGATGGTGCTGCCGTTGCCAGCAATGAAGCCATTCAAAGAGCGTACTGGGCCGGAGAAGGTAGTGCGTGCCATAATTTATTCCTCATGCGGTTGAGGTGTACCTGTCTGCATGACGTCGGCCCGGAGCCGTCAGATACACCGGAAAGTCCGGGAGTGAAAGCAATATACACCAAAAGAAAAGGGGCCACAAGGGCCCCTTTTCATGTTTTCCAAACGCTTATGCAGCGCCGGGAGAACCGTAGATACCACGTGGGTCAGACCAGCCGAAGCTGTAACGCTCACGGGCCTTGTAGCGGACGTTGCCGGTATCAAAGTCGCCTTCGAAGG